CCTTCTCGCACTCATTGTGCACAATTTCAAGCGCTAACTATGGATTAGACTATGTCTATTCAAAGTATGTCCGTCCTCGTGGACGGTGTTGTCGTCACGACTGGCGGAGTAGCAACAACCGGTTTGACAAAAGGGATTTCCCCACAGAAGCTTTCAGTCATACTGGATGATAGCAGTGAATTTACTGCTCAAACCCAGCTTGACTTTTCTGTGAAGGACCCGCGTGTCTCGACCGGTGCACCCAATGGATATACCCAGGCAGTATCTCAGGTAAAAATTCTAGTGCCTTTGGCGCTAGATAATCTTGGTCGTACGGTTAATACCGTAACGGTCAAGTTATCTGTGGACCATGAAACGTCCGCAGCTGAGATTGCATCGTTGAAGATTCTTGCCGCGCAAGTAATTGCCGACTCGGACTTCACCGATTTCTGGGAAAAACAGGTACTTAGCTAAGTGATTCCACTTATGCTTTCCGCGATTATTATCGCGGCTACCTCCATCGGGTTGCTGAACGAGGAATGTATCGTTCAGTTTACTCCTTTCTACATACAGGAAACTTTACCTAATGCAGAAATCCAAGCCAGTGAAAAGGCGGAAATCGCTCTTTTCCCCTGATGATATAGTTAACAACATACATCAGAACTTAGTACGTGATCTGTCCCCCGCAACACATGTGTATGCGGATATACAGGACCCCGATCGCTTTGGTATGAAAACTCAACGTGATACTTTTTTATCTAAGTACCGCACTGAGGACGAAGACAAACCTCGATTGGAACAGGAGGCATATGGCAAGTTCTTGAATGTGAACGCCCATATGGCAAATGTTAACGATAAATTAAGTAGGGATTTCGCAGCCCTACCTAATCGTCGTTATCTCCAATCAAAGGATCCCCACTGGACTAAAATCCATATGCGGGCTCGTGCTATTGTGCACTTTGTTCTTGGTCAGTTTAACGAAGATGAATGGTTCAGAGAGTGTAGAAACTCTTCTGGATCCTCTATAGGTGTGCCTTATTCAGACACATCTACAGAAGCAAAATTCACCTATCCGTTATCTACCACAGCTAGGGTTAAACCTATGATGGAACGCTACTTGCAGCACGATTATGTGTTGCGAGATGCCATGGAGAATTTGAACCATGGCCGGGGGCAACCCCGTTACAGCATCCATCTGGGATCACGTGCTTCAACTGTCGATAAGACCAGCTCAGCTCGTCGCTTCATCGGAGTGGAACCTACATGCAATATGTTTTTGCAACAAGGTCTCATGTTGATGATGTATAAGCGAATGGCGAAAGTTGGTCTCAACGTCGAGACTCTACCTGAATTACATAAAGAGTTAGCGCGTATCTTTAGTATAACCCGCGAGGGTGCTACTATCGATTGGGCGTCTGCTTCTGACTGTAGTTCCACCATGTTATGTCACTGGTTGATTCCAGTGGGATGGTATGGGGCATTGGACCTCGTGCGTTGTAAGACTATTACCATCGATGGAACGATGGATGTCGAGCAACACATGATAAGTACAATGGGGAATGCTACAACGTTCCCAATAGAGACCTTGGTGTTTTGGGCCTATGCTCACGCGACGATCATGACCGAAAAGTCGCTAACAAATGCGCTGCTCCCAGAATGGGATCAGCTCAACATTGTTAGTGTGTTCGGTGATGACTGTATCGTACCTACCTCTTACGCGAAAGCGTTCATCAACACGATGACGGAGGTGGGTTTCCTCATAAATGATGATAAGTCATTTTATGGGGATGAGCGGTTCCGAGAGTCCTGTGGAGGTGACTACCTCGCAGGATACGACGTTAGGCCTTATAAAGTTAGGGCCCCTCAAAACAATCGTAGGTCCTCATTGGAACCATGGCTGTACATCCAAATGAACCGGCTTTATTTGAAATACGTTCAGTATTTCGGCCGGTTAAATTGGGTTTACGATCGCCATGTGTTCCATGAGTTCCAACGGTTGTTTGTTAAGCACAATCTGCAACTCAAGATTGTGCCTAACGATTTTCCCGATGATTCAGGATTCAAAATCTCGGACGATATGTCGAGGTTCCTGTTATGTTATCCGTTTAAGACAACACGGATTAAACGTAGTAATCAGGGTTTTTATACTTTCAAATATTGTCGATTCAGTTATAAAGAATCGAAAATGTGGCATGAGGGGCTAAGGTATGCGATCTGGTTGAAAAAGCCAGTTCAATGTCCTCGCCCTGTCATACTTCACGA